TTCGAGTTTATTAACCTCATCTTCGATACTTCACCACACAGGGATCTAGTAATTTAATACACACTTCACGAAGGTAGAGTACTCTAGTCAATTGGTGACTTTAAAACACACGAACTTACTTGACCTACTTTAAGCGGGTTACATCTCCGGGGAAGGAGCAAACACCTTAATGCTTTCGCAAAACAGATTCGGGAGCCGTTCATGATGCTCTTAAGCACCAAAATGACACCAATGCAAATTGAGCTGGGAGACAGGTAAAAAACGACCCTGCCCACGTACGCTCACAAACACCACAAACAAATAAACTCACACACGCAAATTTACAAAGAAAGACAAAAATTGGGATTACTCACCATACATTATCGTCGTTTCATTTTAGGAGCTTTTGGCGCCCCCCTTCCCATCACAACCTTCCCAACTCCTTTCAGCTCGTTGCGGACACGATTCTCAAACTTAGCTTCACGCGTAGTTACTTTCTTAAGTTTGGATTTTGCCTTACGCATTGTGGCGCCATTCGGCTGTCGGGTTTGTCGGGTGTTGTTCATTGGTGGGGCGTCAGGAATACCAGCACGGGTATCTGACGGGGGTTGATCAAAAGAATCATACAATCCTGCTGCGGCTTTGGCTGCTATGCCTAGGCCTTGGGCGATTGGGTGAGGAATTGCGGGTAAAATTGAAGCCGCTAAATTCACAGCACCTTTAAACCAATCACCAAGACCATTCTCATTAAAAGGAACAGCCACAGGCAAAGACTGCGAAATTACACTGTAAGCCTCGAGTGCTCGAATATCATACTCGGGACTTCGCTTAGCCGACACGATTAAATCGAGATCGTCTTGAGTCGGAAAACGTTCAATGTACACAATATAGTTAACCGTCAACGTAGTGGCGGCGGATAAACCAGTGAAGTAACTACCAGACATATCAAACTCGGTCCAATAAACAGATGGTACAGTCGCCCTTCCCGAAGGATTGGTCGTACTCTTTCCGTTGACACGAGTTGATAGTGGGAACAACACAGTACCGTCAATCTGCGATGCGGTATATATTAAAGGTTCCGTAAAATTAATACCCTGAGCTGGCACATCAGGAGTATTAAAAACGGCGGTGTTATAGGTGCCGAGCTCTGCAGCCCACGCTTTTGTACCAGCAAACAGCTGCGCTGACGCAATACTGATTGGAGGCGTGGGTACAGCAACAGCACTAACACTGCCGTTATACGTCTGAGTATCAGACGGGATCGTATTCGACAGTTCCCATGATGTTCCGTCATCATTTTGGGGAACCGGTACACGATACACTGTAACGAGACCTTGTTTATTTAAATCGGAAGTTGTATTGCATATCTCCATAGCCATAGCAATACAACGAGAATTACCAGATAAATATTGACTGGGAATTGTAAACGATTGATTTTGTACAGAACCGGCAGCTGGCGGAGTATTAAGATTTGTTGTAGCTCCTGAAGCAACTGCAACAACTTGAATACCACCTATAGATGCCACTGTGCCGGGACTTGCCTGGTCCAATTCATTGCTAATACCCACAGTTGTTGTAGTGGTTGCAAATGGAATTGAGTTCAACCAAGGCATCATAGTTATATTACAATCCCAGTTCGCCGTCGTTGATGTCAGAGGAGACGCGAGTTGATAACTTTGTTTAACTACCTGAATGACACTTGCCGAAGCAGTAGTGTCAGGGTAGCCGACGGGAGTTAATAAGGTGTCATGGAACGGATCCAGAGCTTCCTTTAGCCACTCTTCGCCGCAGGGTGTTATTCCTGTTCGCGCCGCTAATTGCGCTAATATCTTGTCGGATCGCGGGACTGACGCCATTTACGAGACGAGTGAGCTGATTAATAAGATCAGTTAAAATTAATGATAGAGTTTCGGTGACTATACTAATATCTATAGTATCGCCGGAAGTTTGTATTGATAATAAACGTTTAGGTGTACTTCGGTTGCTGCGGGGCATCAACAGGTACAACAAACTAAGGACTTAAGAAAGTTGATAAGCTGAGTATAAATCGAAACTTCAACGACTTGAGCTTCTTCAACGTCAGTAATAATAGTATCAATTGTAAGATTAGAAGGCATGAGCGAAAATTTGTTCGAGGTCAGATCGGTTAACCCTCGAAACGCTGGGATCTGACTCCAGGCCACAATATAACTTCGCCAATTCCTTATCACTCATCATTATGTTAGCAATTTCCGCATAGGTCATAATTTCTCCGGTCTTCGGAATTCTAACATTTCCATTCAGTTTGTCGCCATACATACGCCAAACATAATTAATAAAGTCCCACAAAACTTCTCTTGTTTTTAAACACCCCCATGATTCAATACGAAGGGCATAAGCTCGAAGAAGAGTCCAACGAACATCCCCAGAAGGATGGTCATTAGCATGAAGCAAAGAATCCATAATGCGTTCATGTTCTGGGACTGGTAGATAAATCTGTAATTTCTCGTCATAACGAGTTGATTGTGATAAAAAAGAAAGCTCATGGACTGGTCGGGGCTCCCAAGAAGGAGTCTTTGTTGTTACACCAATTCCCGACCAAATGTCCGCGATGTTTTTAGCATTAAACCATTCAATAATCTTTTCAGATACAGAGAACGTGTTGTCATCGCCATTAAGGAGCATTTCTACATAATCACTAAAATGATAATATGTACAAGATCTATCTTTAATAAAATCCATTTCTGACTCTATCTCGATTTCATCAATCGGAGCATTAATACGCATGTTGTTATGTAAGATGGTTTTTAATTCTGATAAGCGCGAAGCATCACCAGCGAACTCTTTCTTCCATTGAACAATATAAGCGTACGCCAGCAAATGGTACAATATCATAGTATTGTCGACAATCGTATTTCCTTGACCTGAAGGATTGCCGGTGTTTTTCACAATAACGTCACCCAAAGGCGTGACCATAATACTGTGAATCACATCATAGTATAAATTATGCATTCTCCACATATTTTCTTGAGTCTGATATTCTGGACGCAGAAAGCGGAAACGGGTATCCGCCTGATGCCAAAGCGCTCTCTGAAAGAGCGACGCATCATAATCACTTTCATCCAACTCAAAACCCAATACATGCTTCTCCATTTTTCTTACAGCACGATCCCAACCACCATAATATTTGGTAGCT